GAAAAAAACCTCAGATCAAGGAATAAATTGAACAATTTGTTCTATTTAATTATAAACGGACATATCCTCAAATTCAGGAGTAAAATCGGTATAATTTTTGTCCATTATGTGACGAGATAACAAACTATCTCGTGACGGGACACCATTACGAATATCTTCCACAGTTATACCACATTTTCTTATTAGTCGAGTTAAGTTAGTATCATGACCAGTATAAGTTCCAATATCAGTCATTACCTTATTAAAATCCACATTGTATCTATTAATGATATCCTCATACATAAATTGACAAAACTCATAAGCCAAAGCATTAGTTCCTTGGGTATCATAAAACATCCCAATCACACTCAGCAAATAATCTTCTGTTCTCCTATTCCCACCACACGCTCCCCAAGCAAATCTCTCAATGGTCCTAGACAATGGTCGATAAGGCAATACCGGTGGTAAATCTGTCCTAGTAGTAACGGCTTCTCGTGCTACAAACCGCCGCTGCAAAAACACAGCTCCCTCAAATTTCAAATCCCCTGTAACTAAGTCTGGTACACTTAGAAACCTATCCAAATCTCTCACATTTCTCAAGGTCATATCCCAATGAGTGAGCAAATACTGAGTAAACAAATGAATATTCAATATATCATGTATATCTTTGTGCATGCCTACAATAAAGTCATCACCATAACACACAAATTGAATATAATCAGTAGAATAATAATGCATAATTTGTGCTCTGCGTTCAGGATATTTTTTTTTCTGATGCTTAATAAAGGTAAAAAAAGATGACCCTATTGACCATGAGTCCCCATGAGAGGTCTCAAACCCTCCTGATGGCATACCCCCAAAAAATAACCTCCAAACTCTCCCAAATAAATGGACTTGCTTAACTGCTAAATTCTTCGCTGTCAATCGAATAAGAGTATACAATATAGCAATCTCAACAGGACTTAAGATACATAAATTGTAATAGATTACACACTGGGTTACATATAAAACCAATATAAATGACTTTATATTAGCATCTAATGTCTTGACATCACCATCACCCCAGCGCATATTTGGATCATTATACTTCAATTGAACACAAAATACATATGCTCCTCCACGCCACCATCGAATACCTATCTTAATCATTTTTCCACGTTCC